GGGCAAGGAAATCAAGGTAAAAACAAAGCAACAAAGTGTAACTGTACTACAACAGTATTCAAATGACCATAGAATTATTTATTCAACAACTGATATGGAATTGATTACTGAAATGGAACGAATGACCTATACTAAGAACCCGACTGGAATGATAACTTACAAAACTCTTACTCCAAGAGGAGGAGAGCGAGGAGACGATCATAATACTTCTGCAATGTTATGTGCGGCAATGGCTTACTTTATGGCAAGAGAACATATAATGATTGGTAAAAAGCAAAAGCCGTTACTAAAATCTAGATGGATTATGTCAGGAATATAAAATGGCAAAACAAGCAGTTAAAGCTCCTTCAAAAGCAGTAACTAAACTAGCTAAAGCCCGTACAAAAAAGGCGGCTATCTTTACTGGTGGGCAAGATAAAGGTATCTTTTTTGATCTGGTAGATAGATTATCTTTTGATAAACATGATAGTTTTACCAGTATTATAAAGGATTGTAGATTTTTCTTTAGACACGATCCTTTAGCAGCTACTGTAATCAACAAACTTGTAGATTTTGCTATCAACGATTTGGTTATAGATACGGGCGGCAAGGCTAAGACTACCGAAGTAGAGATTTATGATGCCCTAAAAACTGATCTAAAGCCTTTTCTTAGAAAGGCAGCATATGAATATTTACTTACTGGATTAGTTGTTCCAGAGATTAGACTTACTAAACTCAGAGAAGCTGAATTACGAAGTAAAGGTATAAAACGGTTAACTAGCCTTCTTTATCCGACAAGCATGTGGGTAAGGGATTCTGCTACAATTAGTATTAAGAAACCACGTATTTCTGAGAAAGAATCCTATTTTGTCGTAATAGACGACGATCTTTACTATTTTATTAAGTCTGAGGGCACATATCCCGACAGTACAGAAGATAAAGAACTTTATGCAGAAATCATAAGACTCTATCCCGATTTTGTTAGGGAAGTACTAGAAAGTAAGGATATGCAAGTTCTTTTGGAAAACCCGCTTATTATAAAGGGTACTACTACAGAAGATTCCCCATATCCTATTCCTTATTTATTTTCTGCCTTAGAATCTTTAAAGCATAAAAGAAATCTAAGACGAATGGATTATGCTATCTCTGCTAGAGTTATTAGTGCTATTCTTCATGTAAAGGTAGGTAGTGATGAATACCCCTTAACTGAAGATCAAGAAGATACTTTATCCGAATTAGAACAACAGTTTCAATGGAGAAGCGGAATAACTCCCGCAGAATTAGAAAGGGTTTTCGCATTATTCACTAACCATACAGTAGAACTAGAGTGGGTATTTCCAGAAGTTACTGCTATGTTGGATAGTGATAAGTATAAGTCCGTAAATGAAGATATTATGGTAGCTCTTGGGTTTCCTCGAATTTTAATCACAGGCGAAACCGAACGATCCTTTGCCTCAGACCCACAGATTGCTACTATTTCTCCTTTACATACTATGGAAAAAATTAGGGAGGCTCTTCTTCCTATTGTAAAGTTTATCTTTCTTGAAATGCGTAGAAATAGAATAGTGGAAGAGTATCCTATTATAAAATTCAAGCCTCTAAATCTAATGAGTATGTCAATCTTCTTTGAAGGATTAACTGCTTTATATGAAGCGGGCAATCTATCAAGAGAATCTTGGTCAGAAGCCTTTGGGTATGACTTTACAACAGAACAGAACAAGAGAAAGGCTAATGAAGAGTTTATGAAAGAGCTTGGTGTAGAGCCAGTTGCTCCGTCTAATAAGCCTGGGGCTGGAGAACCCGGTGCTCCAACTAAGCCTCCAGAAAAGAAGACTAATGTTCCTATAGGTAAATAATTATGCCAGCAGAATATGAGGCTTGTGTTCGTTCAGAAATAAAAAGCGGAAAATCTAAACAGGATGCTCAACGAATCTGTGCAATAAGCTTTATTAAGAGACATGGGGTACACCCTAGCAAGATGCATAAAGCGGTATATGAAATGTCGGAACAAGAGATTATGGAGTTAGTTTACGGTAAAAAACAAGCGTAATGAGGTATTTAACATAATGAAAAACACCATACTAACCGTAAAAGATGTACAATTCTTATTAGAAACTAAAGATTTAAAGGAATTTGAGGCTCATGCGGCCATTTCTTTGAATCCCAATATCACATGGATGAAGTTTGTTCTGACAGATGATAGAGCAAACTTAAACAGACAGAGAATTCCCCAAGAAGAATTCGCTAATGTTATACGAACTGGTGTTCATATGCCTCTAAAAATGGCAAACGGAACTATCAGTGAAGGACATGAAGATACTGTCCCTTTGGGAACTATGGCCCACTTACTTCAAAAAGACAATGAAATCGTGGTTCTTGCTGCCCTTTGGGAGCATGAACGTGAAGCAGATGTAGCTCTTTTGAAGCAAAGATTTGGCGAAGGTAAGCCAATTGATATTTCATGGGAGCTTACTCACGCAGATTCAATAATCAATGATGAAGGCGTAGAAGATTTTATTGGTGTATCTATGAACGCAGCTACTATAGTTGGTATGCCTGCGTATGGTGGTCGAACAACTGTAGAGGTTATTGCCTCTAAAAATAAAGAAGAGGAGAATACTATGGAACTTAGTGAGCATGAAAAATTGATGGCTGAACAAAAGACAGCCCTAGAAGCTCAGTATAGTACTAAAGTTACAGAGCTTACAGCTTCTTTAGAAGCGGCACAAGTTGAACTTGCGGCATTAAATTTGGCTTCGGAAACTGCATCAGCAGAACTAACAAGCCTTCGTGAGTTTAAGACAGGTGTTGAAGCTAAGGAAGCACTTGCAACTAGAACTACTGCCCTTCGTGCTAAATTGGTTGAGGCAGGTATTGAATTATCAGATGAAGATTTTGCAAAGAAACAAGAACATCTTCTTGCTATGTCGGATGAACAGTTAGATTTCTTCATTCAGGAACTTGTTGCTTTTGAAGCAACAGCAAAAGAAAAGGCAACAGCAGAGATTGAAGAAGCAAGTATTTCTTTGACTGGTGGTAAAAGAATTCCTGTTATTCGTGCAAAGCCTGTAGAAAAAGTAGAAACAAAAGATATCCTAACTCATTTGAAGTCATTAGACGTTAAAAAGAGTTAATTCACTCCAAATTGGAGGAGTTTAAACCATGGAAATTAGAAAATATCAAGACATTTTAGGTGTAGTTTGTACAGAAGCTATCGTAGAAGGTAGAATGGTTCGTTTAACTGCCAGAGGTACTGCTGGTTTAGTAAACTTTGGTGGTAGCGATGATCTTCCTGGCGTAGAGCTTCCTGATACAGAAGCAGAGGCTAATGAGGCCTTTTATATTCTAACTTGGCCGGTTTCAAATCAAAGCTTCAGCAATGGCATTCGTCTAGTTATTCCACAACCCGGTGCAGCAAATGAAACATTTGCTTTGAGACGTGGTTTTGGTGGTGATGCCGATATAGATGGTGCTCTACCTTTTGACCCAACAGCAGTTCATTTAACTTACCCCGGTCATAAGGATAGCGTTACAATTCCTGCTGGTTTCCAGGCACTTGCTTTTGCCCGTGGCACTTTCCGTGTTCCCTCAGGCCAGTATGTCTATTCAACTGGTATGGAAAATGCTGGAACAGCCCTATCGGTTGCTAATACAGCAGATGATGGTGCTGATGCAGGTAAATTGAAAGTACAGGATGGTACAGAAGCAGTTATCGCATATGTTGAGCACTTTGATACCGACAATAGCGATTTGACCTTCAGAACACAGTACGCATAATCCAAATCTTAATATAGAGGGCTAGAATAAAAGGATATTCTCTATAAAAATTGAGGTATAATTCCTATGGAAGAGAAAAAGCTACAAGAAGCATTAGCTTCAATGTATGGCGATAAGGCACAGAGAGACGCTTTAGCTGAACTTATTGTTGAGTATATTGAACCTAATCATTTAACAACTGAGTTTATTGGAGATATTCTAAATACTCGTTCTCTAAACCCAGGCGATTCTCTAGTAAAGAAAGTCCGTAAAGGCATTGAAGTTCGTACTTTAGTACCTGGTCAGATTGCACTTGCTAGTGAATTGACAGTTACCGACCGTATCAGCTATGTATTGGATATGGCTGTTGTTAAGGTAACTTATAATGAATGGGAACTAGAAATGGGTGAAATTGGAACAGTTCAGAGTATCCGTTCTGAAATGGCTGCAAAGCTTCGTGAGCACTATGTAAATAGACTGTTCACAGCAATTGCTTCAGTCTGGACAGCCGGTAATACTCCTGATAACTTTGTTTCAGTTGGTGGTGCTATTACTGCCACAGCCTTAGAAGATGCTATTGATGAAATCAATCTAAGAGGATCAGCCAAGGTTGTTCTTGGTTCAAGATCAGCTATGACCCCAATTACTAAGTTCGGTGCTTTTTGGGATGATGGTGCAGGTACTACAGAAGGTTCACAAAGAGCTATTGATGAGGTTCGTCAGAACGGATTCCTTGGCAAGTATTATGGTGTTCCTTTGATGGTCGTTGAACAGGTTTTTGATAATGTAGACGACGACAATGCACTTGTTCCAACGGATTTCGTCTTAGTTATTGGTGAAAATGCTGGTGAATTCATTACTTACGGCGAAGCAAGATCAAGCCAGTGGAATGACCCAGCAGTTGTTCCGCCACAATGGTTTCTACAGACATATCAGCAATGGGGAATCATGATTGATAACGCACAAAGAGTTTACGTTATCGGCGGATTGAGCTAAAAGTAAACCCTACCAAGTGTAGGACTGAAGAGGGGTCGAAAGGCCCCTCTTCTAAAATATTTTAATTCAGAGGAGGATTTTGATATGGTAGATGCAAGGCTTTCAGATGCAAGAATGGAAGGTGAACCATATGCCCGGTATAAGAAAACGATCTTAGGAAAAGTTTATGTAACTGTTCTAGACCCGTTTTCAGATGAACCAGAAGGTAGAATATTACAGGGTAATCCCAATCGTCCTAACGAGTTAGAAACTCAAATCGTTGAGGTTTGGGATGCTCGTCAGGACTCTTTTTTTAGAAAGCTAAATAGAAAGCATTTTGATGCAGGAAGACTGGTTTTAGTGGAAGGAAAACTTCCAGAAGCTCCAGTTTCTCCAAATGTATTAACTGATGCTCAAGTAGACGTTCTTTTGGATGGCCGACAGACACGCTTTCTAGCTTTTGTAAATCGTTTGAATACCTTTACGGAGGAAGCCCCTGTAATAAGATTACTAGCTAGAGCTAGAGAACTCGAAAAGTCTGAAAAGATAATTAAGCATATGGAAGAGAGACTAGCTAAACTACAGGTAGAAAAATACGAAACTTCTGAGTAATACGAATGGCAACTACTACCTTAGACTTTCTTAGAACTAGGTTAAGACTTCATATCGGAGATATGGACAGTGAAACATATCTTGATGAGTGGTTAGATTTAGCTCTTATATTATCAGTAGAAAGTCTAGGTCCATGGTGGAATTTCAAATATCTATTGAATGATTCAGATGAGGTTTATAGAAATTCTACGATAAGATTTCTATTTTCTGAACCACCTGTAATAGAAAGAGCAGANCATAAGCCAATTATTTTAATGGCTTCAATTATTCTAAAAGCGGGCGATCTACAGAACGCTTCGTGGAATATTGCTTCTTGGCGAGACGCTGAGATATCATACTCTAATATACAAGGTAGTAGAATAAAGGATAGTCTTTTAGTGGGAGATTGGGAAGAGCTTACTAATATCTTGAAGCCTCCACAAAAGCGACTATCTGCTCCGGGCAAGAAACACTTACAAGGATTTGAACAAAATCCTTATGAGAGAGGGAAATCGGAAGAAGATAGTTAAGGAGTTACAATGCCAAGGAAAGGAAAAAAGAAGATACTTTGGGTATCAGATGCCGTTGCTACAACTGGATTTTCTAGAGTCGCTCATAATATAATAAAGAATCTTTCAACTGAAAAGTATGAAGTTCATCATCTAGGTATAAACTATCTAGGCGATCCACATGAGTACAAACACTATATTTATCCTGCCTTATTGGGCGGTGATTTATATGGTAAAAAGAGAATAAGAGAATTGGTCGAGGCTATAAAGCCCGATCTTTTCTTCTTCTTTAATGATGCTTGGATTATAAATACTTATCTTTTCGAGTTAGAAAGACTTAATATAAAAGATAAGCCAATAGTTGTTTATTTTCCAATAGACTCATATGGTTCAGATGCTCAATGGTTTGAACGATTTCATTTAGTAAATGATGTTTGTGTTTATACAGAATTTGCTAAACAAGATATTTTAACCACTAAAGCTTTTGCCGAGCCAGATAAAATCCATGTGATTCCGCATGGGGTTGATACTCATAAATTTTTTCCTTTCAAGGATACAGAACTTCTTAGGGGCGTAGATGCTGCAAAAAGAAAGCTATACCCGAAGAAGATACTTGAACAAAGAACTCCCTTTATCATATTGAATGCCAATAGAAATCAACCCAGGAAGCGAATTGATATTTCTCTGATGGCATTTGATGAGTTTCAGAAAGATAAGACAGATGTAATGCTTTATTGTCATATGGGTGTGGAAGATGCCGGAGTAAATGTCCTAAAGGTTGCAAATAGACTTGGTTGGGATAAAAAACTAATCATGTCTACTCTGAAGGACCAAATTCCAGGTGTTCCCGATGGAAGATTAAATCTAATTTACAATGCTTCGGATGTAGGTTTAAATACTTCTACAGGTGAAGGGTGGGGATTAACAGCTTTTGAACATGCTGCTACTAGAAGGGCACAGATAGTTCCAGATCATTCAGCAAATTCTGAGATATGGAATAAAGATAATGCCTTTATGATTGAAGCGGGCGATCGAATAATGTATGAACATACCAATAATATTGCCCGCATTCCTAAATTTGACTCAGTAGTAGAGTGTCTAGAAAGAGCATATGATATGTGGCATAAAGGTACTTTAGAGGAATATGCTCAGGCCGCATATGATAATGTTACTCAACCTAAATATAATTGGAAAGTAATCTCAAATCAATTTGATGTAATATTTTCAAGACTATTAGGTGAATAATGGTAATAGCTTGGCCTGATGATACCGCCGAAATTATAGATGATATACGAGAGGTTATTGGACGGGACATAACAATATTTGTAACGGTAAGCGGTATAGAATGCCCTGACCCTACAGATAGTTTTGATCCCGTTACTGGCCTTTCTACCAATCAATTCTGCCCTACTTGTGGGGGTAGTTGGTATCTAAATACAACTTCTGGCTTTATTACAAAGGCACATATTACCGAACTAAATAATCTAGATCAACCAGTATGGGTTTCGGGGGGTCTAATAGTTGAAGGTGATTCAAGAGTACAATTCAAACTAACAGCAAGTTCAGTATTTGCTGTAGAAAATGCAGACTATTATTTAGTTGATAATAAAGAGTATATCCAGAAAGATGTTTCATACCGAGGGGTTCCAGAGTTAAATAGAGTAATCGTAACTCTGGTAGAGAGGGAGGAATAATGTCTTGGGAAGATGTTGATAATCCTTTGAAGAATGAAGATAATGAGTATTATCCTAGTCCAAGTATTACTATAGACGGCTTAGATGTACTCGATGTTCTTGATTTCTTTACAAAGAAAAAGGACAAATTTATTGCCATTGCTCTTTCTGAACTAGAAGAGTATATGGATAAAGATAGTAATGAATATAAATTTGTTAGAAAAGTATTGCTTGATGCTATGAATGACTATACAAGATCGCTTCTACGAATTCTATTTGGTAATATAGAAGGCTTGGTTATGAAATAATGGCCCTACCTGAACTACAAAACTTATCTGCTAATGCGAGGGCTTTAGCCGCAGAAATTGATAGAGGGGCCATAGTAACTGATATAGACATAGTAGCTACAGCTTTGGGAAGAGTATTTCCTCAAGTTCAAGCCATATTACTTAAAAATCTTAAATCAGCTATTAGTAGTACTAGAGAATTTAATACTCCTGAACTATCACAGCACTTACAATTTGTTTTCTCTAATCCAGATATAATTAGAGCTAGTCCTGATGGAAGATTTGATCTATTTACTAGCGCTTCACTTGTAGCTGGAGATTGGGTAGATTTAGATGATGGTATAAGAGCCGCTAGAGAAATTTTAGGTATTAGTAAAGGCACGGTTGAAACTCGTTCTTTACTTTGGAAACAAGTAATCTATAGACCTGCTAGAGAAGGCGGGGCTGCTCCTCCTAATGTCAGAGAGGGAAGTAGACAGTCCTTTAGAGAAAAAGCTAAAGAAAAGTACGAAAGAACTATAGAAACAAGACTTGATTTATGGGGAGACTTAGCCCCCTATTGGTTGTTTTTAAATTATGGAAGTTCAGAAGCTCCAATTGGAGACGGCGGAACTCCTTATCCTAATAATGCTCCTACTCATTTTATAGAAAATACTGAGGATGAAGCACGACCATTACTTCAAACTGCTATAGAACAAGTAAATAGAGAAATAGAAAATATAATATTTGTAGAATTAGAGGCATTTGATAGAAGAAGAGTTAAACCATTAGGTCAAATTATCAAAGAATTTTTTGTGGCAGGACAACCCTATAAATTATATATCACACCTAAACGTGGTATCTTAGGAGTTAGAAGAGGCTAATGTTTTTAGAGAGAAAGCAAGACCTTAGTATTTTCTTTTGGTTACAGGATGAGGTTTTAGTCTCTCCCTATGATACTGTATTAGTTGTTGACGGTTATCCTGAACAAGACTTAGTTATTCCTTCCGTAGCCATTGAGGGTCAACGTCTTAGCATTGATCCTTTTGAACTAGGTAATAGAAGAGGGCAAAGAGACAGGGCATGGAATATTGATGTTTTTGCGGCTAATAAAGCGCAACGGGATGAAATTTCGTCTATAATTATTAATGAGCTAGAAGATAATCGAATAGCCGTATATGATTATGATGAGGGTTTCCCACCTATAGTTGTTACGCAATTGGGAACTTTAATTCCCTCAAATATAGAAGTAATACCAATTAGAATATTTCCAGATTTAGTTGAAAAACTTTATTGGAGAAGTTCTATACGATTTATTACGGAATATAGTGAATTATAATTGGAGGTTAATACCTAATGGCTAGAAGAATTGCTATTCCATCTAAGGAAGTTCAGGTAAAGCTAGTAGGCGTTAGAGATTCTTTGATTCTTCCAAGAATTCAAAGACTAACTATGAATGCTGATCGCCCTTCTACAGATATTGATGAGTTGGGTAATCGTCTACATGCTGGTACCGTTGAAGATGTTCCTGCTGTTACTCTTACATTTCAGTCTATGGATGTGGGTATTAAGTTGTTCTCTGTTCTAACAGGAACAGACTTTTTAGCTTATCCTGCATCTGGAGTAAGTATTACTGAAATTCAAGAGGTTGATGTAGTTATTCATGTAAGAGACGATAATACAGATGATTATGTTAAAACAGCGCACGCTCGTAAATGTACAGTTAGAGATTTCTCTTTCAGCTATTCAGTTGATGGAGAATCAACAGAAGAGTATACAATCATTGGGTCAGAAAAACGTTGGTTTATTAATGATCTTATAGTTGAGAAGTTCGGTGCTGGCGCTGGCCCATTTGCTTTATCAGAAACTCCTGAGCCACTAAAGAGCGGTAATGATGCTCTTTCAGTTATTCAGGATGGTGTATATCTAGATGAAGTTTCAGGTGTTCCTGCTGCTGGTGAATATGAAATTACAGGTTCTACTTTAACCGTAGGTTCTGCTACAGTAGATCAACTTTTGATTGTTTATCAATCTACTACTTCATCTGAAGTATGGGCAGATACCGGAGATAACTCAATGCCTGCTGCTATTAGAGGTCTTGATGTTCCTGTAACAATCGCAGCTAATGGTATTGAAAGAGTACAGTCTGTTACCTTAAATGGTACTTTCAATCCAGAAACAGTTCGTGAAATGGGTAATAGACAAGTAGTTGGTTATCAACTACAGGTGCCTTCTGTTACAGGAACAGTTACTGTTCTTGATACAGATGAGGAACTAATTGAACTATTCACAACCGGAACTTTAGCATCTGGTGATACAGAATGGGGTATTGATGAATTCACTGCTACTGGTCTTGATTTAGTGATTGAACTTAGAGACCCAGCAGATAAGGTTCCACCAATTGCTGTTCTAAAGAGTTTAGAGGTTCCAGAGTTAGTTGTAACAAGCGAAGGCTTTACTTCAAATGTAAATGCTAACGCACAACAGACATTTGATATCAAATCACGTACTGGAGATTTAATCGTTTATTCAGGCGTGATCCCAAGCTAAAATAATTTAGCCAAAAAGGATGAACAAAGGGGCTACATACTCAGCCTAACCGCAGGTGTATGTAGCCCTTTAATTTTAATACTAGGAGAGGAAGATGAGAGATATTGAAAAGAATGATGTAGATATAGAACAGCTATTTAGATGGAANAAGGAAATAACTATTGANGACGGTNTTTCTAATCAATCAGTTATTCTNTATCTAAAATTAGTAGGNGANGCAGANGTAGGAAAAGCAAGAACCTACGCTTTAAGAAAGTCTAGTGATTTTAGAAGAGCACTTAAAACCCAGGGTTCAGATGAAAGAGTATCTCTGCTTTCTGAGTTTGATGAATTTCAAGAACAATCAAAAGAACATCTAGTAAGTATGATTCTTTTGTTAAAATTAGAAGATTTACAAGGACAAGCTATTAGAAATGTAGATATGGAACAGCCCACTCCTCCTAAATCGGATGCTGAACTAGAAGATCAAGAGGAATATCAGAAACTTATAGATGAGTTTCCTAAGAAATTTTCCGAAGCGGTTTCTGAAAAAACACGGAAATTAGAAGCAGTAGAAAAGGAAAGACTTGATAACTTAGAACCTGAGGTTCTATATAAAGAATATGAACGACTTATAATTAATAGACTTTGTATAGAAGAAATGTCTAATAAGTTTTATGAAATGATTATTTACTATGCTACATTTAAAGATAAAAATTATAGAAAACTAGCTTTTAAATCATTTGCTGATTTTCAGAATATTTCTTATAATCTTAAGGAAAAATTAGTTCAAGAATATAAGAACTTAGAAATGGGGATGGGCGTACTAAAAAAATTGCCCGAAGTAACGGAATAAGAATTGCCTGGACATTAAGTAATAGTACAAACTTACCTTTTATACGAGATTTACCGGAAGATTCTTTAGACTTTCCTTGGACAATTAGTTATGTAGTTAGAAAACAAATGCAATTAGACGCTTATGAGGAAGTCCCTAAAGAAAAACGACCTCCTGATAATGTAATTTGGTGGGGAACTACAGAAGAAATTGAACANTGGTTTGATATGGTATTTGGTAGAAAAGAAAAAGAAGAAGCNATATTAGAAATAGACCCTAGAGATATAGGATAATTATGCCTGAATTAAATCAAAGATTAAAGAATATACGACTTGAATTAGCCCTTCTAATTAATAGTTTAGATAAGGCTAGTCCTGAATTTCAAGTACTTATTAGTAAATTAGAGTATTTTGAAAAGTCAAGTCAACTTAAAAGCATTAAGGAAATAGTAGGTGATATTAATGAAATGGCCGTTGCTCTTATAAGAGCAGGAACAGCAGCCAGTGAAGTAGATAGACTTTCAACTGCATTAAGGGAANTAGCTGGTGCTAATAAAATACTAGANGGACAAACTGCCCAGGGTATTTTTGGTGGATTAAAAGGAGTAGGTCCTCTTAATAGAGGGGACGTTATTAGGGGAGTTAGACAGGGACAAGCTGCTCAATTAGAAGCAAAGGTAAATGAAAATCTCAGATTACAAATATCTAAAGAACAAGAATTATTCTCTTTTAGAGTAGCGGCAGATAACCAACGGGGTATAGCTTTAAATCGTGTCTTTGATTTCCTTAAAAGAGAATTTGAACTTTCAGAACGTTTAGCAGGAGTTGATGCTAGACGAAATCAATTAATTTCACAAAGAGCGGATTTTCTTATAAAATTAAGGGGATATGCTACTACTGAAGAAGGAATTCCATTTAATGATTTAGGTCAAGAAATACCTATAATTGGTGGAAAACAACGTAATATTGGAGCTAGATTAAGGGGTGGAGAGGATATTGGTATTCCCGGTGGAGCAAAAGGTTTTGCTAATTTTAATCAACAACTACAACAATTAGAATTAACGGGCGCTAAATTAACTGGTCAGTATGAGGATGTAACAAATGGAGTTCGTAGATTTACATTTGAACAGAAATTAAGTAACGGTGTAGTACGTTCTGGTGAGATAGCTATAGATAGACTTGGTAACGTTCTAAAGCGTTCGAGCGCAAGTTTTAGGGGATTTACTGATTCTGTTATTAGAGATACTCTAAAATTTACAGAATGGACCCTTGCTATTGGTCTTGTCTTTCTTCCTATAAGAACTCTACAAGGATTAATGGAGAAAGCAAAGACAACTCAGGAAGCATTAGCTAAAGCTACAGTTGCTGTTGGAGCAGCTACAGTTGATACTAATGAAATACTTGGTGCTTCTGTTACTATTGCACAGGCTACGGGATCAAGTTTACAAGGAGTTATTGAGGGATATGCAGCCGCCTATGCCGCTACCGGAGGTCTTGGTTCACAAGCGCAAAGAACAGCCGTAGCACAAAACCTACTATTAGAGTCTATGATTCTTTCTAAATTAGCAGGAGTTGAACAAGGACAGGCTCTTGATACTTTAGTAGGTATTTTAAGACAAACAAATAGGGAACTAACAGACGGAAGAAGTGTAATAGATAGTTTCGTTGCCGTTTCAAGACAAGCTAACGTAACTATTAACTCACTTGCTTCCGCTTTTGCTATTGTAGGTACTGCTGCTGAGGATGCCGGTATAAATTTTGATGAATTAAATGGTCTTGCTGCCGCACTTGCTGAATCAACTAAACTATCCGCAGATGAAACAGGTAATGCTATTAGAGGTTTTATTTCAGGATTTCAGTCTGCAAAAGCTGAAGAAGTTCTTGGTAGATTTGGTATTGCTGTTCGTAATGCTAATGGTGAAGTTAGAAACTTTACTGATGTATTTCAACAACTAGCCCGTCTAAAACAAGAAGGAATCCTTGATGAGAGTGCTGTTCGTGAAATCACTAATGCTGTAGGTGGTGGTTTCAGAAGAGGCGCTCAATTTGCTACACTACTAGAAAACTATAGTAGATTTGCTCAACTTACTACTGTATCTGCGACGGCATCTGGTGAAGCTGCTGAAGCATTAGCAATTAGAATGGATACTCTAGAAACAGCTACAAAGAAACTAGGAAACTCATTAACAAATTTAGCTACCTCTATGGGAACAGAGGGGGGTATTCTTTCTGTATTTACTTTTCTTACTAATTTATTATCGAAAATTATTGATCTTCTTGAAGGCGTTACAAGTGCGGCTGGACCTGCTTTAACTGCTTTATTAGCTTTTCAAGGGATAAGCTTACTATCTAGTAGAACAGGAGCAGGACAGTTCCTATCAAGACTTCCTGCTGGTAGATTGGCTGGACTGGCTGGAGCAGAGGGACAAGTAGCAAGATTAGGAAGATTTCAATTAGGAAATGTTGGAGGAGGTCTTGGTTCTCAATTAGCTTTAGGTCAATTATTCAATATATTAACACAGAGAGCGGGTAGAGGTATAACTGGACTTCCTTTAGTTGGTGGAGCAATAGGTAAAGCAGGTTTATTAGGAGCAGGAACCGCTGGTATTACAGCAGGAGCAGCCTTATTAAGAGGCGAACCAAAAGAAGCAGCGGGCGCAATTGTAGGAGCTATTGTTGGAGGATTGATTGGAAGTGCAACAGGTATAGGTACTCCTATAGGTGTAGCTATTGGGTCTATTGCTGGACAGCAATTTGTTGATACAATAACCGGACCAGCAGCCCCAGGAATTGAAAGTTTTTTTGCGACATTAGGTAAAGAAAGAAGACAAGAAAGGGAAGAAAGAGCCGGTGCAGAAACAGAAGAAGAAAGAAGAACAAGAGTTACAAGAGAATTTAATGAAGAAGCTCAGGGTGTTGGATTTCAAGCTTTTATTCAAGCTTTTCTTTCTTCATATTCTCCACAAGCACAAGGAACTCCGTTTGGAGAAAGACAAGATATATTTGCATTAGGTTTATTACAACAGGGTACAGAAGAACAAAGAGCATTAGCAGAAGAGTATATGANAATAGTAGCTCAAAAACAAATGGAACTTGGTGAAAGTATAGCACCTTCATATGCAGAAGCATTTGCTGATAGTATGAGAAAAGAAGTTGGTGATATAGGTAAAGGTATTGCTGAAGCTAATATTGATGAAACTTTAGCTAATCTTCAGGCAGGAAAGGCTACCGTTGCTGA